TCATCAAACACCTACTGACATGAGCAAGGAAGTTCTTAAGATCATAAACCAAGGCAGCGGTCCATATCAGTTGACCAAGGAGCAGGCCGGCGAAGCATACCGTGCAGCTCGCAAGATTAAAACACAGTTCACCAGCTTCTGGAACCGTAAACTCGGAAAGGCAACTAAGTGATTACCGATAGAGACGTAGCCAGGTGCATGATCGAATACGGTGGTTCGTTCGTATCCAAATTGGGAGCAGCAGCACTAGCCGCTGATCCTTCCAACCTTAAGCAGATCCGGGATGCGTTCCCGGACTACTGGGCCAACTACACCAAGATGGCAATACAGCTTTCGGAGGTCGAGAAACAGGCCTCCAAATAACAACAACAACAAAACGTAAGACGAAATGATAATCAAAGCAGCAGGCGGTAAAGAGTTCGCGCCATGTCCCGAGTTCTCGGGCCGAGCGGTGTGCGTAGATGTGACTCCGTTGAAGGAGTACGAGACCGAGTACGGTGTGAAGAAGAAGTTCAAGTTCGCCTTTGAGTTGGACTTGATTGACGGATCACGTGACCCGGTGCAGCCCTGGGTAGTGTTTAGCAAGCCCCTGGTCCCGAGCCTTCACGAGAAGGCAGCCCTCACCAAGGTGCTCAAAGATTGGTTTGGACGTAAGCTCACAGACCAGGAGAACAACGGCCTCGACCTCGAGTCGCTGATTGGCCGGCCAGTAACACTCATCATTGCTCACGAGCAAAGCCAAGATGGCACCAAGACGTACGCGAACATCAAGCTGATGATGCCGCATAAGCACGGCGAACCGCTCCAACCCTCGGGCCTGTGGGTACGAATGCAGGATCGCCCGGCTAAGGATGACCAGGGGAAGACTGTTGCCCCGAATACTACGACAACTCGACCAGTTGACCTGGGAGCAACCAAGGTTCACGTGGGCAAGTTCAAGGGCACCGCCATCTCGGAGCTCACCGACTCCGCGGTCAAAGGCCTGGGCGAGCACTGGCTGCCCAAGGCGCAAGTTAGCGCCAGCAAGACACCGGAGGACAAACAGCTCATTGCAGCCGTGATCAAGCGCCTGCAGGAGATCGACGCCAAAAATGAGTTAAACGATCTGGACATTCCTTTCTAAAACAATGTCTTGTCCTTGATCGTTTTAACTGATATACGGTAGTGCCGATGACAAAAAAAACTTGGACCGAGGCCATGATTGCAGACCGAATTATGGAAAACTACCGCATAACAGGACTGATGCCCACGAATCAGTATTTGAAAGAAACAGGACAATGCGATTTAGCAAATCAGATTTCCAAAAAATCTGGCTTCTTAAAATGGGCCGATAGACTTGGACTTTTAAGAGTGCACTCTGATTCCGACACCGGCTGGGATGGTGAAAAGAGAGTGCAGAAGATACTGGAATCGGCAGGGTTTCAGGTTGAGAGATGTACCGCCGTGAAGTGGCCGTTTGACCTGCTCGTCGAAAAGGTTCTCCGAATTGACGTCAAATCGGCTAACTTTGCGTCCTACGGGGCTTGCAAAGGATGGTTTTACCGCATTGGCAAAGCGCCTCAAGCAGACTTGATTGCGCTTCATCAGTTAGACACAGGGAAAACCTATTGGATTCCTTGGAATATCATACCTCACAGCAACGTGACCATTTCAAGTGATGGGGGAAAATGGGCACGGTACAAAGAATCGCTCTGGATCGTTCAGAGTATGTTGGAACCCCGCCAAGCAGAGGCTGAGAAGCTGTCTTTGTTTGCAGAATAAAATCAGCGCCCAACGAATCTGGGAGCACTCTTTATATGAAAACTAAAAAGAAATACGTTAAGTTGGTCGACAAGATCCCCGACGTGATACGAATGCGCTCTGAGGGGATGACCCTCAAGCAGATCGGCGAGCACTTAAACTTGTCGAGGCAGCGGATCAACCAGATCGAACAGGCAGCCGAATTGCACGAGGAGATCCTTCAACTATGGGGCTTTCCGTTCTCGGTTAGGACGTTCAACACCCTCGAGCGCCTGTGCATCAACAGCCGCGAGCAGGCCCTTGACCTCTACAATAGCGGCCACCTTCGACCAGGAGCTGTCCGCGGTTTCGGGTGGGTGAGCTATTACGAAATCTGCGAATGGCTGGAAGTCCCGCCAACTCAGAAGCCATCTAATCACCGGATCTGCCCACATTGCGGCAAGATTATCTAACACTTTCCGGTAACCTGTTGTTACCGGGGACTCATGGGGAATACCGGGGGCGCGCATCGGTCGACAAACGCGCATTAACTTTCAATCCTATTATGCCAGCCAACCATAAAATCTACTTTGACATTGAAACAGGCCCGATGCCTCTATCGGAACTCGTTATACCGCCATTCGTTGCCAGTGACGTAAAGTTGGGCAACATCAAGAACCCGGATCTCATAGCAGAAAAGATCCAGCGTGCAGAAGAAACCCATGTCAGCGACTACATCCGCAACGCTGCCCTGGATGCACTATCGGGCCAGATCCTGTGCATCGGCTACCGTATCGAGCACGAGACCCCATCGGTGCTGTGCTATGATGCCGACGGCGAGGCCGAGATGCTCAAGCAGTGGTGGAAGCTCATCACCAGCATGGAGCGCCAGCCTACGATGATCGGCTTCAACGTGAAGCCATTCGACTTACCGTTCCTCATCAAGCGCAGTTGGAAGCACCGGATCACACCACCCTACTGGATCCGGCAGGGTAGGTATTGGAGCGAGCTGGTGGTCGATCTGCGCGAGGTTTGGCAGTTGGGCGACAGTAGGGCGCACGGCAGTCTCGGGGCCATCAGCAGGCATCTGGGGCTCGGCGACAAGGCAGGCAATGGGGCCATGTTCTCCGAGCTGTTCAAGACTGACCGTGAGGCGGCGATCAATTACTGCCTGCGTGATATCGAACTGACCCAGCGGGTGGCGGATGTGCTGATGCCGGCCTACTAAGCGGTGGACATCGACCAGGACAGACTATAGGGAGAGCCCGTCAGCGTGAGCCGTGAGAAGCCAACGTCGACACTACAACCACAAGCCATGTTCAACCCACTTTTCCCCACTCTTTCCGTGTCACGTCCCGTTGCTTGTACGGGAGTTCTCACCGCGGATTGGGTGGGGTTTTCCGTTTGATACATGAAAGACACTAAACCCAAAGGAAGAGCGCCAGCCTTCCAGTTCTACGCCGATGACTTCCTGGCAGGCACCATGACCATGACCAACGAGGAGCGTGGTGCCTACATCAGCCTGCTGTGCCTGCAATGGTCCAAAGGCTCCGTAACCGAACTCGACATCCAGAGAATATGCCTCGGTATGCCAACGCATTGCCAAGGCATATGCCAAAGCAAGTTCCAGCTTGGGGATGACGGCCACTACCGGAACCAGCGCTTAGAGGTCGAACGATCAAAACAGAGGGAAAGAAGCGAAAAACAGCGGGATATTGCCAATTTACGGTGGAACAAGAATGCCAAGGCAATGCCAACGCATTACCAAGAGGATGCCGAAGCATATGCCAGATCGGTACCAGAAGTATGCTTTCCGTCTCCGTCTCCATCTCCTAGAGAAGATACAAAGAAAGAGAAGGCCTTGAACCCTGACCTTGAAGCCTTCCGCCTACGAGTCGGTGCGATAATCCGCCGTCGACCAACAACCCAGTGGAGCACAAAAGAGATGAAGGCCTTGAAAGAAGTCTTCGATTTTAACACCCCGGAGGAAGACTTGGTTGCCTTGGAAGCACGTTATCAGTCGGACAACAAGTACCTCCGCCGTGAGTTGATGACCTTGTTGAACAACTGGAACGGAGAGATCGACAAGTCTCAAAGCACCTCCCCCTCTGGGAACAATGGCACCGGCGCGTACAGCCTCAACATCTCGGACTACCAATGAGCGACCCATTCTACGCCCAGGACGACGAGTACGGCCTTATCGGTGCCTGCCTTACCGGGGGTCCCGATGTTTGCTACGAGGTATTCGCCCGGATACCACCGGATGCAATCCAGCAGGATAAGCTTCGCCAGGTCTACGAGATCACCAAGGCCCTGATAGGCAGGCACGAGGCAATCAGCCTTCAGACCGTGGTCAAAGAGTGGAAGCGCTCTATTCCTCAACTGAGCCCCCCTTTTGAGGAATTGAATCGGTGCGACGAGATCTGCGCCAGCCCGGCCAATTATCCCGAGTTCGCCAAAGCTGTGCTGGAGGCTCACCACCGTCGCCATCTGCGATTCACCGGAGACAGGCTGATACGTGAATCCGCTGTCACCACCCTCTCGGTGGATCAAATCGTCTGTAATGCCGAGGCAGGCCTCACCGTCGAGGCATCCAAAGAGGAAGTACAATCCTCCAAGTCGGTAGTCAGCAGGTTCATCGATGCAACCCAGGAAAGGTTCAACCGTAAGGGACAGTTGAGCGGCATCACCTCCGGCTTTCATCGTCTGGACAAGTTAACCGATGGTTTCCAGCTCGGTGAGTTAGCCATCATCGGAGCTAGGCCATCGATAGGTAAGACAGCCATTGCCATAGCCATTGCCAAGGCAGCAGCCATCGAGCACCGGGTACCAACCCTTTTCATTAGCCTGGAGATGTCCGATGAGTCTATCGTGCGCCGTATGGTCTCGACCGTAGGATCCATACCGATGCAGGATATTAAGACCGGTGAGATGGATGAAGGAGGCATGAAAGCTATGGGATCAGCCACAGCTAAAGTAGCCGGCAGCCCCATTTACTATGTGTCGGGCTCAGGCATATCCAGCATTGTCACAATCACCGCGGTAATACGCCGGGCAGTACGCAAGTGGGGAGTCAAACTAGTGCTCATTGATTACCTCCAAAAGATCCATGGTTCTAAGTCAGCCGAGAAGAAAACGTATGAGATCGCAGAGGTTTCGGGCAAGCTGAAGGCAGTGGCCTCCGATACCAAGACAGCCGTAGTTGCCCTGGCTCAGTTGAACAGGGAGAACGAGAAGGACAAAGGCCGAGTGCCGCGTCTAACTGACTTAGCCGACTCCGGGCAAATCGAGCGTGATGCCGACCTAGTGCTCCTCCTCAACCGCGAGCGTCACGAGGCCAACGGCGAGGCTATCATCGCCATTGCAAAACAACGAGACGGTGAATGCGGCATCGTCCCTCTGTGGTACGAAGGCCAGTACTGCCGTTTCACAGACCCATCACCGAGCTTCCAATGAACATCAAATACGATCTCAACCGCACCAAACTGCTGAACGAAGCGCCTAGGCTGATCAAGTGGGCCATCGACCATGGCCTCATGTCCTACCCGCTATCCCAGAAATACCACGACGACGGCTCGCTTGACCCGGGCATCGAGGAAGAGATACACGTCGACCCCGAGCAGTACACACCGGAATTCTGCCAGCGTGCCTACGAACTCAGGCAGCTTGGTATGACACTAGACGACACTGCTAAAGCAGTTAATGTATCCAGAGGTTCTATCACATACATATTAGCAAAAGGTCACGAGCATTACCTATCGAAACAACGAGCCAACTTAGAACATGAACAATCCCACAGCAGCAATCAACATGAATGACCCGTTCATCCACGCTCCACAGGCTACAGCCGTGGTGCATGAGCCAACTACATCAGGCACAAGGCCATCGATACACGTAAGCCTGTATGCATACGGTGGTATCAGTGCTGCCTGTCTCATGTCCTGGGTAGGCCTAACAGCCACCTTTAGTACTAGTGATAGACAGACAGATCTACGAACCATCCGCGAGGATGCACTGATATCCCGAAGCCGTTGCCGTGCTACCAAATGGTTCCTAGACAGTGGAAAAGACGTATGGGTCCAGATCGACCACGATATTGAGTTTGACCCGAAGGACATTATCCGCATGGCAGAGCTCGCCCACGAGCACCAGGCGACCGTGTGCATTCCATACCCCTGTCGGGCACTGCCGCTAAGGCCGGCCCTGCGTATCGACACCGAGCACGTCAAAGCTCTAAGGATGCAGACATCGGATGCCGAGTGTGCCACGGAGCTAGTACCGATCCGAATGTTTGCATCGGGATGCCTCGCAATCCCTCGACGTTGCCTTATGAGCGCACTTGATTGGCTCGGAGGGTCAGAGGTGCCAAACCCCTATCGGATCGACTGGTGCAAGGATGTGAGGGTCGAC